CACGTGTGTAGGGAGCAAGCCTATGTCAAAAGACAAGACCGGAACCCATCGTGGCCGACTACATCCTAGACGATTCTCGATTATTATTAAGTTTATAATTTTAAACTTTAATTTTCAAGAATTATCTGCAAGCCATGGACGAGAGACCACATGTGGCAATATGCCACAAGTCGAGAGGTACATCTCAGTCATAACGGAGCACCATGAACTCGAAAATCCGGTGACGCTGACTTGGGCAAATATATTGCCATCATTATTTACTCTTATTTATAAAATTTTTATAGGATTTAATATTTTACTTGGAAAGACAAACGCGATTAAACGAAACCAATTAGATTGTTAATATAATCAAACACAACGACACTCGAAATAGAATTGATGGAGAGGGTATAAATATATACAAAATTACTTAATGCAAAGTACGGCTCACAACTTATTTTACCCTTGTGAAAAGTAGCAGTATTTAACGCATTATCTGCTAGCGTATTAGTCTAAATGTATATTGTTGGCGGTACACCTAGCCAACCTGAAAATGAGAAGTCCTCGGATCCAGACCTTGATATGAAATAATATGGTTTAAGAGCACCACTATCACGCCATTGAAGTGTAATACCAGGGGCACCATCCTCGCGCAAAGTAATTGGCCAGTTTGATGATGGACCCACGACACAACATAGATTAGGTCTTGAAGTCAACTCAGAATAATATGGTACCTCAACATTGATTGAACCTTCAACATTAGGCTGTATATACTGTGATGGTGAGTATGAGTTCTCGTTGATAACAGAGTTACTATCAATAACAAGAACGTTATTATCAACACGCGGTATGACTTCAGCACGAATAGAATTATTTGTGTATGTATCTGATGTCATGGCAAACCGAACACCACCTGTATTAAAAGTGTAACAACCTGATAATAGTGAAATTAAATCCTGTGCGCCATTAGTCAATGTCACTGGTGTCACATTAGAGGTCAGCTGTGTAGCCCAACCAAATGCAAACGGCATAAGGAAGTAATTTTGGAAAGCTCCTGCATAAACACCAAATGGCGACATACGTTTAATCAATTGACGTGTTGAACAGATCTTTTCG